GAAGAGAAAGCTAATCTGAACATTTGCATCTGCAGCGTCATCTAAAGCGGCTTGAGTTTCTTTGTTGGCATCGTTATATAAATCCGTTAAACCTGCGTTCTTCTTAGTGAGTGAAGTCACCTCTTCACGTAAAGAATCTAAACCCGCGTTACTTGTAGTTGTATCTGTTGTAGTTGTAGTCGTGTCGGTCGTATCTGTCGTATCTGTATTAGTGGTTGTAGTCGTATCTGTGTTAGTGGTGTCTGTAGTGTTTGTAGTAGTTGTATCCGTGGTCGTTGTATCCGTGGTTGTTGTATCCGTAGTCGTTGTATCTGTTGTGGTTGTATCTGTTGTATCTGTCGTTCCATCATCTAGGGTTCCTCCTGTGCTTAGGAACCATTTCTTCATCGTATCTTCTGCTTGACCCATATTTGCAACGAATCCGTCAGATCCAGCTGATGCACCTGCTCCAAGGGTTGCGGTATCGAAACCTAAGGCATGCTGCCATTTATCTAGCAATTCATCGCTAGGAGTACCACCGTCTGTGCTGTATGTCGTTAATAAAGTTGTAAGAGCAGTTCTATTAGCATCTTTATCTTGCTCGTCGAAGTCGAAACTTCTGATAGATTTTGCTGCAGCTTCTAACGTGGTGTCTCCAGAAGCAATCTTCTTTGTCCAATTTTCAAGGTTAGCAGCAGTCATCGCTGCACCGCCGTGGCTCGTATAAAGAGGTCCTAACGTATCTGCAATATTACCAGTCGCTTCCAAACTTGACATCATGCTTCCATAGTTGGAAACTTGACCTAAAGCTAAAGCACTTTTCAATTTAGCTTTAGTCGCGTCATCGGCTGTAAAACCTGTCTCATCTTCGTATTTTTGGTAGATAGCATCGTAATCTGAATCTTTCTCAGTGAAGTCATAAGATCCAATAGCATTAATTGCGGAATTAAACTTATCCTCGTCATTTTTTGCCCAAGACTTCCACTTATCGATTTCACTTTGTTCAGGATCTCTGTTAGCTGCTGACTTGTATTTATCGATCAGTGTATTAAGCTTCGTATCATCCCATGCTGCTATATCTGTTGTAGTGGCTGGAGTATAACTTCCGTCTATGTAGTTATTATCATCGTCGTAGTATTGGCCATATGATGCATTCCATCTCTTGGAATAATCTTCCGCAGATTCGCCTACTTGTATCCGATCATCAGCTCCAGGCAATACATTGATATCATCTTTAGTATCATCTGTAGCATCACCAACCATGAAGGTCTCATTGTAACCCCCAGTTTGATTGGCTATAGCAGTTTCTTTCTGCTCCGAAGAAGCAATATCAGATTCAATCTTCTCCCAACTATCGCCAGCATTTAGCCTGCCTATCCAATAATCAATTCCTTCATCACGAACCTCTCTGTCTAAATACTTATCGTAAAGAACGTTAAGACCTTTAATATCTAATTCTTTTAATTTATCAGGATTATGAGTGGCAAGAATAGTACGATCTGTTCCACGAATAACACTTGCTAATGCTTTATTGCCTTCTGAAGTGTTCTCATTAGCCTTACCAGTATTTGTAGTAGTCGTAGCGTTTCCGAAAGCATTGGTAAAGTCAGCTGCGGTTTGCAACGTACTTGGGTCCATCTCGAACTCATGGTGCATCGCAGCACCTATAGTCGTTCCACTGCCTGATGTGTCGTCTGTCCCTCCGTACAAAATATTGTTAACTTGTTTTTCACCGCTGATATTGAAATTACTTAATACCGATTTTTTAATATCTTCTTCGCTCTTACCTGCCTCCCTCATCTTGTCTATATCTTTTATCCAGTAAGTGCGTCCCGCAAGATCATCGTCAGTTTCTTGCTGAGTTCTACCTAGGATATTTGTATATAAATCGTTAACGAATTCTTCATCTGTCTGCCCTGCTGCTGTACTAGAAGAAGTGGAGAATGGTAAAGGCTCTGCTGCAATATTATTAGCTCCGGCATTCATTACTGCAACGGAGTTACTAAGAGTTGTGTTGTAAAGATCTGCAGAGGCATTACTTGTCGTATCGCCTGCATCCCCGCTTGCTACAACAGCTGCTGCTGCATCATCATTGCTAGCCGAAGTAGATCCAGTAACCGTAATATTGCTATCATCACTGCCTGCCGAAACCTGATTAATAGTAACGTTATTACTGGCTTCGTTTTGGATTGCTGCTACGGCATCGTCTGCAGTGACGTTGCCTGAATGCATAGCCTTGCCCCACCCCGACGTTGAAGGAGTGTAGGTTTTTCCAGTTGCCTCTACTGCGCTTTTTACTTTTGCGTGTTTCTGCCCTTCTGCTGAGTTATCAAATAACGTAGCAACACTATCTAAGCTGGCTCCTTTGCTAATCTGGTCTGACCAATAAGCGTAACCACTAGCATCTGGTGCTCTACCAAATTTTTCTTGATATAGACCGTGAAGCGAAGTAGCCATGATTTAGAAGAATCCGCCTTGAGCAAAAATATTTAAGCGAGTGTTAGCACTTGGTGAAGCAATAGAGTCTTGCGTTCCTACGTACAGAGTTGCTCCAGAGGGGACGTATAGACCTGTATTCTTTTTATCTGTCTCAGTAAGAGAAGAATCACCACCCAGGTTAGGAACAGGAACAGACAAGGCTGGTAAAGCAATGTTAGTTCTAGAACCTAGTCCTATAGAGGTCGATATAGTCGCAGCCGCAACACATAAAGTATTGGTGGTGGTTATTGTTGCAGTTGTTGTGGCTAGGCTCAAAAAGACTAAAACTTCAACAGCAGCACTACCAGTAATCTGAGTACTAGCTTCAGTAGCTACGACCGATATACTATCTACCACTGCACCATCGTTAGAAGTGCAATCGACTAATAACACACATCCGTTACCTGTAACGGTGTTGTAATTGGAAGCTGTCGACAATGCAGCCGTGCCTCCTATGCTTGCGAAAGAATGCAGCGGTCTGTCTATCAACAGCGGCATCTTGTTTGTACTACTGGCAGCCAAGTTAATACCTCATCTAATTAGATTTTAAAGAAACTAAAAGAACGGAGTCTCAAAGCTCTCGAAGCCCTCGAAACCATTGGGTTCAGGAGCAACATTTCTCTGTGGTCCAGAACCTAAGGGGCCTGGAGCCATCCTTGTTCCTTTCTGTTCTTTGTTTGGTTTGATCTTCCCTTCCCTCTCTTTCCTTATATGAGGGGGCTTGAAACGACCACCTGTTTGATCTGGTTTAGTTCTGACAGGTCCCTCTTGTGTTCCTACTTGTTCTGCATCTCTATATACATTCGTTCTCACTACTGTGTCGTCTGCAGGTCTGAATGATTCAACATTCATCGGATTATTAGGAACCCCGCCTCTACTAGCAGATAGGTCTCGAGCAGTTTTACGTATCTGAGGGGTATTCTCGTACCACTCGTTATACCTCGTTGCCCTGACTGGTCCAGAACGATGTTTCAGATGATCGGGAACCATGCTTCCTGATTTCTTCCTAGGTCGTTGACCACTTTGTCCGTCAGGAGTAGCGAATGACATTAACCTATACCTCCACCCATTGTTGTTTTTGGCGGCCACTGCTGACTATCTCTGCGGTTGCCTTTTGTCTTTTTAGGCCTCCCTTCTGCGACAGGCTCTTTACCTCTACCCCCAACTTCTGGGCTATACCACCAATCTGATCCTGCATTACCTCCTTCAAATTCTTTACCTCTACCACCCCTTTTAGGCCTGCCTTCGAGGCTAGGCTCTTTCCAAGGCTCACCAACATGGTGTTTAGATTTACCTTTAGCCTTTTTATCTAAGAAAAACTTCTGCTCCTCTAGGAACTTTGCTGCATTAGGAGCGTTGTAGTTAGTTAGTCCAGTTGGTGTCTCTTTCTCGAGATTTAAAGCAGCAACAAAGTCGTTCATCTTCTTAGGAGCATTCCCTTCTTCTAAAGGTCTTGCTGGTTTTACTCCTGCCTTGTCCTGAGTAATTCCTATTTCTGGCTGCATGTTAATACCAGATTGTGCTAATCCAAATGTTGATTTTCTATTACCATCTCCAATAGCATTTTGAACATCACCTAAAGCTGCACTTCTATTGATTTGAGATTTAAACGGAGTTGTATTACCTTGACTAAATGTTCCATCGGAAGGAACTGTATTGACGTCGAAAGGAGTAAAGGAAGCACCGTTAGCTTGAGTCATATATTGATCAGCCATCGCCTTTAACGCACTTTTCTGTGCATCACTACCTTTTGTAACGTGCGTAGTCCAGCCGCCCATTCCAGGCCCTTCAAGGTTGGCACTAGCGTTAAATATTTCCGGAGATAAAGAGTCTGAATTCCATCTCTGGTCTTTTTTGAGAAATTCGTTAGGATTTAATCCTTTAGGTAGTCGTGCCATAGTTACCTCCAGTTCATTGAGCCAACAGCTTGAGAGATCCTGGTTCCAACCGCTGTATCTGCTGGTCCCTTTACAGCCATAATAAACTCTGCGCCTGATCTTTCGAAAGCGTAACGTCTCACGTCACTACGCCTGTAATTAGCAACATATAATGTTTCTGCTAATTGATCGACTTCTCGTAAGTATACTTCCCAGTAGTCTTTAGCAGCTTTCATAGGATCTGACTGATAGATCGCTCTATTAGAGTCTCCTACAATTCGCTGAATTCGACTGGGTTGTGGCTGTGATTCTGTCTTAAATATCTGTGAAACCTTGTAGGCTTTGTCACAGCGATCTAAGTGCTCGGTTGTCCGGTTATAGAAATAAGAATCCGGGATACGAGCCATAGCTTCTTCCACTCTGGCAATATCGCCAGCTGGGAGGTTAGCTCCGGTGTTGTAGCCCAAATGAAACCGACAACGGCTTTTGTCGTAGTCGTTAAGCTCCAATGGCTAGTAAATGCAACCTATTCTTTATTGTACGAGAATTATGCAACGTAGATCAGATCTTCTGCAATAATAGTATCCCAATCAACTCTACTAATCTTCTTGAGCTGTTCTAAATTTTTAAATCTTTCGCCAGGAAGAGATAATCTAAGCTCGACTATTTTCTTAGCTGTTGCATAACCAATACCTTTTACAGCTTTAGCAATATTTTCTGCTGTCGCTGCGTTCACGTTTAATCGAGTGTCTACAGGGATGACACTTTCGGGCATCTTATCTTCGTCTTTGTGATCTTCCGCTGTCTGAGGTTCAATAGTTTGTCCTGTACGACCTTTACCAGCCTCGTAGGAGACTAAGTCAGCCAATGCTACATAAACGACTTGGCCTGCATTGTTTTTGACCATTGCCCAATCCTTGTCGTGATGGGATATGAATTCAACAATTTGACCAGTCTTTTGATTTTGATAAAGCGTCATAACACAAAAAAAGGACATCCGATACCAGATGTCCTTCATTGTAGGGATAAAAACTAATTAATCCAACTATGCGCCTTGCTCAACCACGTATGGAGTTCCAACATCCTCACTGTTAGGTACTGCATCATCAACGAAGTATGAGACAGTAACGATGAGGTATGTACCACCACTTGCAGTTGAAGTTAAAGCAGAACCTGCAGATGTTCCTGTACTGTCAGTTACATAGACCTTAAGAGTCTCAGCACCAGACAAGGTAGCTGCTGTAACAATGCCAGTTACTGAAGTTCCAGGAGCGATAGTTGTACTTCCTACTGCAAGATCTGCAGAGTTAGAAGCAACTTTAGTAGCTGTGATAGTTGCATCGTTTCCGATAGCATCAGCAACTTTCAATCTGTTGGTGTTAGTTCCAACAAGACCAGAAGTCGCTGTTCCAACTCCTTTGTCCTTACGAACGTCAGGTACACGAATACCAACAGAGTAAACATTAGCGCCAGCTGGCAATGTTAATCCTGTGATGTCTGCACGAGCTTTGTCGTCTCCTCTGAGGTCTGGGCTAGGAATGACGACGTCAAAAGATGTACCACCAGTTGAATTAACTAGTGCGTAACCTGTCTTCTGAAAGTAAACACGACCAGGCTCAGACACAACGCCTTGACCTTGGTAGCTACTTAATTGGGCAACCCAGTTGCCGGGAAAGATTTTCTTTGCCATGTGATAAATACCTTAGTAAACGAAACTGAAGGCACAAGTCACGAAATCCTTATTCAGCATTTCGAACCCAGCAAAGAGGGACCAAATCATAATAATAAAGCGCGAAAAATCGTCGTTATTATTAAGAAGAATTTGAGCGTTGTTACCACCAATACCTACACCAATAGCCTGAGGGCCAAAGAAGAGCATAGGAGCAGCGGTTGTCACTGTATTAGTGATGCTCGCGTCAGTAATTGTTACCTGTAAAGATTTCTCAGGCAAGTTGGTTGATTCGAACCATCTTACGCCCTCAAACAAAAATCCGGTAGGCATCACCGGCTGACCAGCTACAAATCCAGCTTGTCCATAAGCAGGACCCATACCTTGGAAGAAGTTGGCGTTAGGAGCTTGCTCAGGCTGGAGTGGGTTAACCATTCCGTTTCCTGCATAGCGAGCTATTTCTCTGAACGCCTCGTTTTGACGAAGATGCATCATCGCTGTTGGATCAGCAATACATCTGTAGTAGCCATCAGCAAAAGTTGGAACGTTGCGCTTACGCATGTCCTTAACAACTTGAAGCAAGTCGGTTTTTACGTCGAACTTACCTGAAGCGTTTGCTGCATAACTAATGAATGGAGCAGAGCCACTCTTAGCCTTACCGCCTGGATAAAAATATCCACCTTGGCTATCTGTTGCTTCTCCGTTAGCTTCCGCTTTAAATAGTTCATCAGCGAAAACCCTGTCACGCCAACGTCTGTAATCATCCAAAAGGGTCAAGGACCCGATGCTCTGGTGAAAAACGTTGAGGTTACCTGTGTCTAAAAGTAGACGTTGTGCTGTTAAGAGAGTCTCTCTTGCAACCTTAAAAGTACTAGGAGATGTCGCATCTGTTGGATCGGCAGGACCTGTGTACTCTTTTAAGGTTACGAGAACCTTGTCTTTAACAATATTGCGGCTAGATGCTGTACCGAGTGTTTGATCTGCTGTACGCTCTCTGGAATCCTTATTACCAGGATTACCCCAAAAGCGATACCTGTCGAGCTGGACCGTTTGTCCGGGCTGTTTAGCGAAATCGTGTACCACCACTGGCTCTACAGCCATCTCGATTACATAACCGGGATGGGGCCTATAGAGCTCAGCACCTAACAGCTTTGGAAAATCGTTGTCAATCCACATGGATCGCAATCACTCCGTAGCTTATAGAAATTTAATGACACTATCGACGTGTCATCACTACTATAAATGAAGTACGTAGGGTGAAACTTTTGGACGCAATAGACGTTCGAGGATTACTTGGATTATTGCTCGCAGATGGCAGCCTTGTTTCTTATCGCACTCCTGGAGGGGGTTACGTTCAATTAACGCTCACAGCAGGTCCATCCGAATCGGCTTTTCTGGACGAAAAAGTTGCGGAATTCAGACAATTCATCCCAACAAAAGCAAAGATTGTTCCCTATAAAACTGCTCCTAGAGCTAATGGGCAGACAACTCCTATCCTTCGTTTTCGTGTTTCAACCAACAAGTTAAGACCTATCCACAACCTCTTATATCCTCGAGGTGAAAGACAGATCACAAAAGCAGCACTAGATCTTTTAGGAGGTGAAGCTGCTGCGTGGATGTGGGCGGAAGGTATGAGAATGCTTGAATCGGGTACTGTCAGTCTCGCTAGGGTCGGCAATACCGAGGAAGAAGCTCGACTTGTCTCGCGTTGGCTAGAGACTTTAACAGGAGCTAGTTCCTCTTTGAATCATTACTACATAAGACCTCGGTTAGTTTTCGAGAAAGAACAAGCAGACAAGATTAAATCAACTCTTTACCCTTACGCCCCCAACTCTAGAAAGCATCTATTTACAGGAGAAGAATGGAATGCAAGCTCGATTCGTAGTGCGCGTACTGAGTTACAGCTTGGGCAAAGGGAAGATAGGTCTCAAAGGAACCAAGAAAAGACCTTGGCTAGAAATATCTAGATCAGAAATTGATAAAACTTATCTAGACCATCAACTGAGAACCTTACGTAAACTACATGTCAGTAAGGTGGAAGTTTTTTGGGATCGAATAGCAACTGAAACTTACTACGACAGAGAAAGATTTAGGCTCCAAAGCGATCATCTTTGGCGAGTTTATGAACTGCTATACCCACAGGACGAAAAATGTCTATCCAACGATGTATTAAAAATCGCAGGTATTCACGGCTTAACTTCTTTGTGGATTGATCAAGGAAAAGTTATTGGTCGCAAAGGATCTATTAAAGGTAGATATTCTGACGAAGAATACATAACCATCTCTCGTTGGTTGAAAGACTACTGGAATATAAAAGCCTCTCCTCGTCGCAATCAAGTCTCAACTATTGAGCTAGTACTAGGCCGAGAAGCATTAGAAACACTAATAGATACGATTCAACCTTGCTTGCACTATTCCATGAAAAAGAAGTTACGCTAAAGCAGTCCCGAAGAAGAACTACGTCAGGGACAAACTGATCAGGGTGGCTTAAATTTTTGTAGTTTCTTTAAGCCTGCAAATACCCGCCGGGCGAATAGCTAGCGTGTGGCGGTCCCTGACATCTCATATCGATTAAGATTCAAGTAATGAAGGACTTTTTATGCGACCGAAATGACCTCGGTAACAACTGCCTTAAATAAGATATCTGATTCATACGGAGGGAGTGTCAAAACCTCTCCTTCTTTTTTGAGACTAGATCACGTTAAGTTCAACTCAATATCGAAAGCGAAAGATTTAGGGTCTGTCGATAATTTAAATACTCGTATAACAGGCAATATAGGAACCGAGGTGGGTACTAATACGATTTACTTCAAAGTGCAAAGCCTAGGAGAAGCAGATATTCGAATTACTAAGAATTTTTTAAACAAACATACTGACAAATATATTTCGATAGGTGTCTTAAATGGTAATAAGCAGCCAATACAATTAAACGATAGTGGTTTTGCTTACAAAAACGACATTATCAATACTGATGTTGATGAAAAACTTTTGCAATTAAAGGCTGGAATTTTCTATTTCACAATTAGTTCTTCTCAATGGCAAAAACTACCTTATAGCGTCAATTTAGAAGTCATTCGCTATGTTCAGCTTTACGGTACTAGTTCAGGTTCTTTAGATGCATATGGTCGACTACCTCTAGTTAAATGGACTGGCTCAGCAGTACTATCTAATGCTACATATGCACTTCTTCCTGATCCTGCAATTATAAAGGCCTTAGGAGGCTCTGCAACAGGCGATAAAGCAAGTTACGGTGTTATTATTATCAACTCAGTCGGGACAGCTGTAGGTCGCTTTGAACCTTATGGTCGCATGTTGATGTATCACCGTATTCCTTCAGCGACATCTGAGCTGACATCGTCTAATTACGCTACGCTAACAGTATCCTCTCCGAGCGGTGGGTACTAAATAATAGTCACCTCTCCAGAGCTGTCAAAATAGTAAATGACGAAGAGTTAACTGCAGTATGGCGTTTTCCCAGTATTTTGGTCAAAAGATCCTGAATTGGATTAAAGGGTCTTCATTCCCAACGCAACTAAGTAATGTCTACGTCAGTATCCATACTGGCGATCCTGGCACTGCTGGCACTTCTAGTGACGTAACATTAACGGTCACTGGTAGTTCTAATAGAACAGCAATAAACTCTTCTGCATTCACCGGAGTAACAGGAGCTTCTCCTAGTGGTTTCGAAATTAAAAATACTAATACCGTGCAAATAACCCCTAATGCACAGAATGGGACACAGCAAACCTTGAGCCACTTTGGACTATGGGATGCTCAGACTTCTGGCAACTTCATTGCTTCTGGAGCTTTAACAACATCAGTTGATGTTCAATCAGGCGATACAGTTCAATTCAACGCTAACGCATTAGGTATTAAAGTCGTTTAATAACCCCATAGCGATTCTGGTTTTCCACCTGGTTGGCCTTTAAAACCACCTCCATTTCTAGTGTCTAAATGAATAAAACCTTTACTACGGTAATCGCCATATCCACCACTCCACCTTTGAACAAGCCACATATGGAATTTGTCTAAAGACCCATTAACAGGAAAAATATCAATAGCAGTTCCCAAAACGTGCTGAGAAGTCTCACTTCCCCCGCATTCCCTATTAACAGGCTCAGGCCTGTAGAAACTAACAACACCAATCGCTTCTTGCCAAGCATTTCTAATGCTGTCAAATTGATGGCATGTATTAATTAAAGTTTTTTCTATATCACTCCCTGTTTCTGGAGCTCGACGAGAGTCATATTGCAAGACTTCGCCTACCGATAAATATTTACCAATAGGACAAGAAAAATCAGACCAATCTATATCATCTTCCTCCTTTAAAGCTCTGGAACGTTTTTCCCTCCAATCAGGCAAATAAATAGACCATCTTTCTGTAGCACCCTCGAATTGAACCCATGCATGACTTTCTCCTGGAATCTCCTCAAGTCTGGAAACGCTAATTAACTCACCTTCCTTGCACTCAATTTTACCTGAAGCGGATAAATAACGACTGCTAATTGGAGCACGTTTTAACAGTGTTGGTTTGCGACTGACAAAATTCATGATTCCATCAGTTTCTTGGTTCCACATAGCACCTTCTGTTGACCTACGATTCACTAACCCAGGAAGGATAACATCTTTATCTTTGATGTAAAGATTTAAAACTGCTTCCATCTCCTGATACTTTTCAGGATACTGGAAGCCTAAATCTAACACCTCCGTAATAGCCTTATATTCGAATTCTTTATAAAAATCAGAACCAAAATTCCAAGCAAAACTTAATAGAACCGCTTGTCTCTTGAAACCAAAATACTCCCATCCTGGTATTAAAGATATAGATGAAAGACAATCATTGATTAAAGTTTGTTTTAGGTAGCTATTACAAATTGATTCTTGACAAATATCTCCCAGCATCACGCAAGACCCATCAGGGTATCTACTGATGCCAGTACAAATAGTAGGTATCCCTACGGGGTTAAGGTATGCTTCTAGTTCGCAACCTTCAAAACTACTTATTAAATTGACCGCAAAATCTAATGTCTTCGGGTGGATCTTCGGGGTATATTCCTGCGAACCTGACTGTATCTTGTGCCATAGGTTCTTTCCCTTCCAGCATTCCAATAGCCACTTCTTCAGCATACGGCTCACTGTAACCCTTAGATCTTAATAATTCACATAAACGCAAGAAGGAATCCAACTTCGATCCTTCAGACAAAATCTCTTCGTCCCATTGATCGGAAATTGCTTCACTAAATTCGGACCCACCCGCAGTTCGCATTTAGAAGGATCCAGTATGCCTACAGTTTAACTGCTGAATATAGATTTCATGTATCT